GACGCCTCAAAAGCAGCATCAAATTCTGTCTTAAGTAGAAGACCACTACAACCCTGAGTTTGACCATTCCTTCCACCCAAATGGAAACCACCGATAAGTGGTCCACGGGTTTCTGTGATCAATGGTGCTATACACAAACTCTCAAAAGTTTCAAACTTGAGGTCGTATTTAGCACCGAAAAATTCAGCTGCAAGTGTCACAATTTCACCAACATTCATCATCAATTTGGATCCAATACAGGACCCATCTCTCTTTTTGTATGTAAGGCGAGCTGGAACACTAGCAAAACGTTGCAGTGGAAAGTATTCTGTCAAATCCTTCCAATCCCCACCATTGGGGACCCATACCACCGACAGATCAGTATTGGGAACGTCCATACTAAACTTACGATATAAGAAACACTCAAAATTTCCCCCAATCAATGAGGGATCATGGCGAGTGAATGTTGCCTTAATATCGTTAGCTTTCCACATATGGCGTGGAACGATGGCAACATTCGACTTCGGGAAGAATGCATCACATTCAAAGTTGCGCACTCTACCGTTGTCCGTCAAGGTAATAGCCATATGACACAGATTATTCTGAACCATTTTCTCTAAACAATCGGGAGTAGTAGTTTTAGATTTCTCTGTACATGGCATTTCACTCACCTTAACGCCAGCCCACGGATTCACTTCAGAATCACGCTCAACAATATCTTGGGATGTTTTTGGAACGAGATTCCCTTGTGGTGTTGGAGTAACTTTGAAAGCTTTCCAAACTTGTGCAATTGCGTACAATGCTGCTACGACTACACAAGTGCTTGTAATCCACTTGACATGTCTATCACGATACATCTTGAAGATTTTAGGCATAGCTTCATTGTTCGCTGCAACTTCCTCATACATCCTCCTCTTCTCAAATTCAACAACCCCCGTAATGCCCATCACAGGGAATACGAGAGTGAAAACGAGATAGGGGTGAATGAATGCAACAAGGTAAATGCAGAATCCAATACTCAAAAGATGGTTGAAATAAGAACGGCGAATACGTTCGCGTAGTTTGGTCTCACGAGTGAACCACACGATATTTTTCATCCAATCTTTCTCAATCCACTCTTTTGGAACCCAATTTGTCCAACAAACCCAGCGAGAATTTTCAAGCCAATCCAGACGCCTTAATAGCATCTCAACTGATTGCTTCTCAATCTCGTCGGTCCAATATGCGATATGTGGTCGCCACCATCTATCCCATTTGCGGGCTCTGGGCAACATGGCAGCGATGATCCTTTCACCAACTTGTTCGACAAAAAAGTCTTCCTCCTCTTCTTCATCAGAAGAATCCTCCTCTTCTTCGTCGGAAAAATCCTCCTCCTCTTCCTTATGATAGGCCTCACAACGCGTACAGTAACCTGTAACACACCGATCGTCCATCTTATGAAGATAGGTATGATCTTCATGTGTACATATCCACACATCTGGCGTAGGAAATCGACATTTTGGACAAAGCTGAATTTGTTTGTCAAGATTGTTGCTCTTGGCAACCAATTCCTTCTGGACGGCGTAGAATTTTTTGGAGTCTTGTCCGATCCAACGAATCAATTCTGGCAGTCCAATATCCTTGAGAGGTCTACCCTGAAATCGAACAACCTCCCATCCAACAGTTGCTGCTTTTCTTTTCACCTTATTTGGTACAGGAAAAGATTTCTCTACGGTGATATCCCAAAAATCGGGAATCAAAGGTGAACCATTGGGAAAAGCAGCACGAACCTTAGCTTCGTTTAGCATGCCATGAACTGCATACTCTTGTTTGACTCTGCAAGTCAAAGTAACGCGATCACGACGTGTAATTGAAGCGGGTTCGTTGGAATAAACGGTGGCGCA